TAAGTTATAAGCTAGAGGGTTTGATTCCCTCAGAGGTTGTAAAGACTACAAAAAAATAAATCAGAAAATTTATTTCTAATTAACATGCAAGGTTGTAGTCGTCTTGCAGGAAGGTCGCACATTGTGTGGCTTTTTTTGATTATTTAAAAGGTGGTGATGGAAAATTGAGTGGATTGAGAATAAAACAAAAGAGATTTGCAGATGAGTACATCATCTCAGGCAATGCGACGGAAGCTTATAAGAAAGCAGGTTATCGTGCTTCTAGTGATAGGGTGGCAGGTGTCGAAGGACATAAGTTACTAAAGAATCCTAAGATTAAAAGCTATATAGATGAACGACTGAAACAACTTGATTCTGAGAAAATTGCAGATCAGCAAGAAGTCCTTAGTTATCTAACTTCAGTCATGCGAGGAGAGACGCAAGAACAGACCTTGATAAGCATAGGAGAATTAGGCCAAACGATTACGGATATCGATGTCGGAGCGAAGGATAGAATCAAGGCAGCCGAACTTTTAGGAAAACGGCATAGGCTTTGGACAGACAAAGTAGAAGCTGACATTTCTGGAACGGTGGTGTTTGCGAATGAGTCAGACATACCAGATTAAACAGAACGATATTGTTGTTGACCTACCTAAGACAGTAGGCGGGGGATACGGACAATTTTGGCGCTCAAGGAGTCTTTATCGTGTTGTAAAAGGGTCCCGTGGTTCGAAGAAGTCCAAGACAACTGCTTTAAATTATGTTGTCCGTCTTTTGAAATATCCCTGGGCTAACTTACTTGTTATTCGTAGATATTCGAATACGAACAAGCAATCAACCTATACAGATTTTAAATGGGCGTGCAATGTGTTGGGTGTAACTCATTTGTTTAAATTCAACGAGTCTTTACCTGAAATAACTATAAAAGCGACTGGTCAAAAAATTCTATTCCGTGGTTTGGATGATGAACTCAAAATCACATCTATTACAGTTGACGTTGGTAGTCTTTGTTTTGCATGGTTTGAGGAAGCGTACCAAATTGAGACTGAAGACAAGTTCAGTACGGTTGTTGAGTCAATCCGCGGTAGCCTAGACGTACCTGATTTCTTTAAACAGATTACAATTACGTTTAACCCGTGGAATGAAAGGCACTGGCTCAAGCGTGTCTTCTTTGATGAAGATACGAGACGAGCTGATACATTCGCTATTACTACCACTTATAAATGCAATGAGTGGTTGGATGAAGTTGATATCAAGCGCTATGAGGATTTGTATAATACGAACCCAAGGCGTGCTAGAATCGTTTGTGATGGCGAGTGGGGAGTTGCTGAAGGTTTAATCTACGAGAACGTAACTGTCAAGGATTTTGATAAGGATGAATTGCTACAAGATCCAGCTTATAAGTTATGTATCGGTCTTGACTTTGGTTTTACTCATGACCCAACCGCTTTGTGTTGTTCGCTGATAAATGACACAATGAAAGAAATACACATCTTTGACGAAGCGTACAGAGTTGGTCTGATAACCAAGGAAGTCGCTAAGATGATAAAAGATAAAGGTTATCATCGCTCGACAATCATCGCAGATAGCGCAGAGTCACGACTTATTGAAGAGCTCAGGTCAGAACATGGGATAACTCGAATTAAAGAGAGTCGGAAAGGTAAGGATAGTATCATGGCAGGCGTGTCCAAATTACAAGGATACGCTATTTATGTGCATCCGAGTTGTGAACATATCATGGATGAATTTTATAGTTACTGTTACCAGCGAGATAAAGAAGGCAATTGGTTGAATAAACCAGAGGATAAAAACAACCACTTGATGGATGCGCTACGTTATAGCCTTCAATGTATCGAGGGTGGGAAAGCAACCGTCCGCAGGCGTTCTGATTATGGTCTATAGAGAGGAAAGACATGTACCAATATTTAACCTATCCACGAGATGGATATGATGAGGTTTTTTTGAAGAAAGACCTGATTTACAAATTGATAACGAAACATAGCACTGAAGGCTCACGTTTGAAGAAACTTAAAAGCTACTACTTGGGTGAGCATGCTATCTTAAATCACAAGAGACGCAACGAGAACGCACCCAATTACAAGACGGTAGCTAATCATGCCAAGGACATCGCAGACACGGCTACAGGCTATTTTATGGGCAATCCTATCAAGTACAATAACACTGCTGAAGGTGATATTGATGAACTGCTTACAGCCTTTGACGGTGCTGAGATTGACCAAGTGGATGCGCAGAATGCTTTGAACATGGCTATCTATGGGCGTGCTTATGAGTACATCTATGCTAAAGAGGGATTGACTGAGTTGGACTCAACTAGTATTGATCCAGAGAATACCTTCATGGTCTACGATGATAGCATTGAGCGGAAGCCTTTGTTTGCGGTCTATTACTACCAAGTCAAAGATGATACGAAAGATACTACTAAGTACCAGGCAGAGGTCTTTACTGAGAATCTGCATTATCACATAGTTCTGAGAAGTACAGATTCAGGAACAACTCAGAACGAGCAAGCAGCCCCTCACAATCTTGGTCAAATCCCGATTATCGAGTATCGCAATAATCACTTTGCCATTGGCGACTACGAGCAACAGATTAGCTTGATTGATGCTTATAATTCCTTGATGGGTAACCGTGTCAATGACAAGGAACAGGCAGTAGAGTCTATCCTTGTCTTATATGGCACACAGTTAGCAGACACACCAGAAGATGCTAAGGTAGCGATGAAGATTCTTTCTGAAGAAGGTCTTTTGGAATTACCGGGAGATAGTGCGAGAGCTGAGTTCTTGAAGAACACGCTGGACGAAAGTGCCACGGAAATCTTGCGCACGGCTCTTAAAGAGGATATCTACACATTTAGTCATGTGCCGAATCTTACTGATGAGAACTTCGCAGGGAACACGTCAGGCGTAGCCATGGAATTCAAGCTAATGGGCCTTGAGATGATTACTAAGACCAAGGAAGCGAACTACAAGCGTGGATTGCGTCAGCGTATTGCAATTTTTGCTCATTACTTGGGCATGAAGCAGATTGCTTTAGAATCTCATTCAATTGTTCCGCAGTTTAGCCGTGGTTTACCTAAGAATTTGTTGGAGATTTCTCAGATTGTGAACAACCTTGAAGGCAAAGTGACCAACAGGCAGCTTATTTCTCTCTTGCCATTCGTGGAAGACCCTGACGCTGAACTGGAAGCCTTGGAAGAAGAGAAAAAGAAGAACATGGAGGACATGCCGATGTTCAACCAAGACAACACGAAACCTGAAGATGAGGTAGAGGATGAAGAATCAGGAGTATTGGGCGAAGAGGAAAGCCAATCTGATTTACCAGCAGATGGACAAGGCCGAAAAGCAGGCAGACCAGTTCGATAAGATCTATCAAGAAGCTAAGATCTACTTGGATAAGGAAATCAATAAGATTTTCGATAAGTTCCAACGCGATTATGGTTTAAGTCAGGTAGATGCTAGACAAGTCTTGAAGAACATGAAAGACAAGAAAAACTTGAATGAACTTCGTAAGGTGCTTGAAGCAAGACCGAATGACCCGAACATCCAACGATTACTTGCAGATTTGGACAGTCCAGCTTATTCTTTTCGTATGAAGCGCCTAGAGCGTTTGAGCGACGATTTAGATCGTATGCGTGAATCTATCTATCATTCAGAGAAGACAGGCTCAGATGCCTTTTATAGCGACCTGATGAAGGATAGCTATTACAAGGCTACCTTTGACCTACAGCAGCAGACAGGACTCGCATACGACTTTTCTGGGCTTCCTGAGAACGAGATTAAACATCTACAGTCTTTTAGTTGGGTAGGAGATGGAAGTACGTACTCAACAAACATCTGGAAGAACACAGGGAAGCTTACATCTAGCATAAAAGATGAACTTCTCATGAGCCTCATGACAGGTCGAGATACACGAGAAACTGCACAAGCAATTGCTGAGAGGTTCAATGTAGGCCAGAACGATGCAAGGCGTTTGGTTCGGACAGAATCAGCCTTTTTTCACAACCATATGGAACTACTCAGCTATGAGGAAGCGGATATAGAGAAGTATATCTTTGTGGCCGTCTTAGACAAGCGTACATCACGTATTTGTCAGGAGCATGACAATCAGGTCTACGACAGGGACAAGGCTACCCCTGGTATCAATTGTCCGCCTATGCACCCATGGTGTAGGTCTACTACTGTCGCATACGATGAGGATGCAGACTACAGCAAGCTGAAGCGCAGAGCAAGGAATCCAGAGACAGGTAAGACCGAGCTAGTACCTGCCGATATGACTTATAAAGAGTGGTATAGCAAGTATGTGGATGGTGAGGACGTTGTTTAGGAATCTTGACAAGGTTTTTGTAGCTGATAAACCAAATGAAATAGATGATTTCTTTAGATGAAAGCGGAATGATAATTTATGGTTTGGAGGTGTTAGAAGATGGGGTTTGATAAATATTTTATAGATAAGGCTTTTTCTAATGGCAAAGATAGAGTTAATCGAGCGATTTTTGTAAAGCCTGAAGAACTTATTGAAATATCTGATGAAGATTTGAGTTATTTTGGTGAGGGTATCTTTTGTTGCCTTCCTCGCAATCAGTACATAATGGATCATAAAGATGAAATCAGAGAAAAATATAAACTTTCTCCAAATATGCCAAAGATAAACGGCATCTATTTAGGGAGTTTGGTAAAAATGAGGTCATGGACAAGAATTTGGAAAACAAATCCAAGTTTAAAAGAAATAATTGAATTGACAAAAAAAGAAAGCATCTAGAGAAATCTGAGTGCTTTTTTCGTACTCAGAAAGGAAATTTTAATGAACAAGTATAAAAAATTGATAGAATTGATTGAAGATAACGGACTTGAAATACAATCGAAGGAATGTTACGACTCACGGAGTGCTTGGACTGGGAAAAATTTGTGGATTGTTGATAAGGAAGAACGAAATAAAATTTTTGATTTATCGGGTAACGGATATTGTTTTAACGACCAATCGGTCGATAAAGCTATTGAAAAAGTTGAAAAGTATTTGTATCTAAAAAACATGGATACTTTTGATGCTTTCAAAGAATGGGTGGACAAGAATGCTAAGCCTCGAAAATGATGAATAGAAAGGAGCGAGAAATGAAATACCGTAAAAAGCCAGTAGTGGTTGAAGCTGTGCAGTTTTTAGATACAGAAGAATCAATTTTGGAGTTATCAGAATTAGGATTAGATCCAGTTCGTGTTGATTATGCTGATTTGGATAATCCAGTTCTAAAGATAGAAACACTTGAAGGATTGATGGTTGCAACAGAAGGTGACTACATTATCAAAGGTGTGCAAGGTGAATTTTATCCATGCAAACCTGACATCTTTAAAGAAACATACGAAAAAGTAGAGGAGTAAGATATGTTCATCTGGGATTTGGTATCAATCGCTTTCGGGTGGTTGGTATTTTTGTTGTTAATATTTATTATTATGGCCGTAATCAGCGGAATAATTGAAAGTGTAAAGAAAGAATTGAAAAAATGAAAGTTCAAGAACTTTGTGAAGTGATAGATGAACAACAAAACATTTCAGTTTGCCACAATAACAAGGATTTGGATGGAGGTTATCCATGCGATTTTTTGGATTGTGAATTGGTTGTAAAAAGAATTTCAGTGGTAGCTTGCGAAGTTATCCTTATAGAAACGTAAAAGAAAGGAACTAAAAATGGAAGATTGGAAAGAACGCTTTAAAAAAGAATACTACGAATTGAAAGAACGATTCCAGAAGTTAGATATGATGATTGGGAAATACGAAAAAGGGCAACTTGAGTTTGAGCCTAGATGTCCTATCAATTTGTTAAAGAGGCAACGTTCGGTTATGTGGGATTATCTTTCAACTCTAGAACAGCGTGCAAAAATTGAAGAAATTAAACTATAAAAATTAACCGCATCGAAATTGAAGCGGTTTTTATATTGTCCAAGCATTGACGACACTAAAAGCTATGGAAATNAACAGTCGAAACGGTTGAAGAACAAAAGGTACCTGCAGAACCTGCACAACAACCGCAAGACGAGATGAAGTATACGGACGCAGACGTCGATGCTATTATCGATAAGAAGTTTGCCAAGTGGAAATCAGAGCAAGAGGCCAAGGAAAACGAAGCTAAGAAACTTGCTAAGATGAACGCTGATGAGAAGCAGAAATATCAGTTGGATCAGCGTGAGCAAGAACTAGCTGACCGCGAAAAAGCTATTGCTCGCAAGGAATTGACCGCAGAAGCTAAAGCAATGCTAAGTGAACGTGACTTACCTGTTGAGTTAGTTAATGTAGTTGATTTGACAAGCGCAGAGACGGTATCTGAATCTATTACCTCTATCCAAAAAGCATGGGAGGAGTCAGTTCAGAAGGGAGTTTCTGAACGTATGAAAGGTAGTGCGCCTATTAAAAATGCACAAACAGTCCAGCAAGAAGTCACGGAAAAATGGCGTAAAGACTTCTTGTAATAAAAGAAAAGAGGAAAAATAAATGGCATTTGAAGAATTAAACACAGCAGAATCACGCAAGAAACATCTAGGTATTATCGAGGATGTGCTTGCGGTAAATTCATATTCAACACCACTTGTAACATCAAGCGATGCAGTAACCTTGCAAGGTCGCTCTTTTACAGTAGCAACTGGTAACACAACAGAGTTAAAAGACTACAAACGTAACAAAGATAACGAATTTGATCACGTTGAAGTTGAAGAAAAGGTTTATACCCTTGATGAAGAAAAATATTGGGGTCGTTTCGTAGACCAATTGGACGAACGTGACTCTAATGGTCAAGTGAATATCAATTATGTTATTGCACGTCAAGCAGCAGAAGTAGTAGCTCCATATCTTGATGAACTACGTTTTGGCGCAGCGCTAGGCAACGTAAGTGACAACGTGGTTATGGGCAAAGAAGCAGGAGCTAACAACGCATACAATGCAATTCTTGATGTCTCTGAGAAACTTGATGAGCTTGGAATTACAAAAGAGCGCTTGCTTTTTGTAACACCTAAATTCTACAAAGCGATCAAGTCTGAAATCGTTCGTCTACCACATGGTGACGCAGATAAGAAAGTCCTTGGAAAAGGGTATGTTGGTGAATTGGATGACTATACAGTCTACAAAGTTCCTTCAAAATTCTTGAAAGGTGTTAATGCCCTTGCTACTGCTCCAGGTGTTGTCACATCTCCAGTGCAAGTAGACAATACTAAGTACAACGATAACATTCCAGGGCGATTTGGTGAATTGGTAGAGCAATTGCTTTACACTGGAGCGTATGTTCTTGAACACTTCCAAAAATACATCATCACAATTGCAGATACTAAGCCTGCTGCTAAAAAATCAGCACAAGGTAAAGTTGTGAACCGTGCTAAAGCGTGGAAGACTGGAACAGCCTACAAAGAAGGTGACACAGTAACGCATGAGGACAAAGTATATGTTGCTATCAAAGACATCACTAGCTCAACCAATGCACCAGGCTCTGACTCAGCTAACTGGAAAGAAAAAACTGGTAAGAAATAGGTCTTAGTTATGAAATTTAAAATCAAACAAGATTTCTATGATTGGGAATCAAATGTGAAACGACTGGCAGGGGAGGAACTTGAGATTACTGAGGAGCGTTATGCTGAGTTGGCTGAAAATTTTGCCAGTAATGGTGTTGCTATCTCAGATGTTCTTGAGGAAATCCTCCCTGAACCTGAGTTTTTAGAAGAGGATTGATATGTCTATAGAGTTGCTGAAGAAATTAACAGGCGAAGAAGATACTCAGCTTCTCATGTTGCTCCAAACGAGGGCTACAAATCTTATCTTATCAGAGACTAATCGCACATCTTTGACACCTGCTTTAAGTCTCTTAATACCTGAGGTTGCTATCGAGCTCCACAATCGCTCAGGAGCGGAAGGAGAGCACTCTAGAACCGAGGGCGGTATAGCAGTAGTCTACGGAGAAAACGGCTTGTCTACGGGCCTTCTACAGCGTATACGCATGCACAGACTAGCAAGGGTGGCAGGCCATGTTTTTGAAGCAGAGTAGACTGAAACCTTATCCAATGCGACGGTTTGAAAAGACTGTCACAGAGGAGGGAGTCGCAAAAGAAGGATATGCCAAGGAAGCTGAGATAGTCCGCCTTGAGTTGTGGCCAGCTAGTAGCAAGTTACAATCTGAGCTGTATGGCGAGCGTGTCAATGATATTTTGAACGCAAATGCCAACAAGTCAGCTACTATCAAAGTGAAGGATGGTGTGTGTATCGATAGCCCGACGGAAGTGACTCACAGGGTTATTTCTAAAAAGGTCTACACACATCATCAAGTTTTGGAGTTAGAGCGTGTCAGAGCTACTAGGGTCAGATAGGCTTATAGCTAAGTTCAGAAAGTTGTCAGATGTTGCGCAACGAGATATTGTTTCAAAGGCGGTTCATCATGCAGCCAAAACCATTGTCCAAGCCGATGCTAAAAGACTAGCGCCAGGCAACAATGGAGAACTTAGAAATAGTATCAAGACTAGGGTTAAAATGGACGGAGATAAGGCTATAGGAGAGGTTTACACAAATCTACACTATGCGCCTTATGTTGAGTTTGGAACAGGACCAAAGGGTCAGGCAAGCCATTCTGGTATCTCTCCAGAGGTCAGCGTGTCTTATCGCTCTAGCCCGTGGTATGTGCATGAAGACCAAATCAATGTAGGACCTTACCACTTTCAAAAGATTGGGGAGTTCTACAAGATGTATGGTCAACCTGCCCAGCCTTATCTTTATCCAGCTTTAAGAGACAATCAAGAGCGTGTGTCTAAGAATATTTCGAATTATGTGCGTAGAAAGATAAGAGAACAAATATAATGATCAATATCAAGCCTGTTATTTATAAAGAATTGCAAAAGGTCGCAGATAATGTGACTGATACTTATCCTAGCGATTGGGAGACTTTCCCAGTCGTTATTTTTTTAGAAGAACAAAACAAGCCTGGTGATTGGTTTGACGACAAGGAACAAAAATCCTCTATCCGCTACAAGGTAGATATCTTTGATGATACCAGCACTAGTGAGTTAGCTGTTAAAATCAATCAGATTTTTGAGTCTTTAGGTTTGCGAAGAACCGACTGCCAAGACGTGCCAGACCCGTCTCATTTGAGACATAAAGTCATGCGTTTTGAAGGTGTTGTTGACCTACACTCAGAGCTTGTTTTTCAATTTAGAATGGAGAATTAAACATGTTAGCAAATGGAATTACGTTAGCTTATGGTACAACTAAAGGAACTTATACTAAACTTGCTGGGTTGAAAGAAGTACCAGAGTTTGGTATTGAGCCTGAAAAAGTAGAGAACACTACTCTTGAAGATAAAGTTAAGAAGTATGAGTTCGGTATCGGTGATGCAGGGGAATTGGAATACAAGTTCTCTTACAAGAACGATAGCGCAACAGCTCCTTACCGTGTATTACGTAAGGCAGCAGACAACAAGACAAAACTTTTCTTTGAGCAAACTTACCCAGATAACACTAAGGTGCATTTTGAAGGTCAAGTATCTGTTAAGCTTGGCGGTGGCGGTGTCAATGCCGTTATCGAGTTTACCCTTAAAATTGCGTTGCAATCAGAGTTGGAATTTGTAGACGGTATTGGAGGTTAATTAAATGGCACTACCTTACTCAATTTGGAAGATTAGTGATGAGAAAGAGTTGAAACTACGACTTTCATCTCATCAAGCAGCAAAAGTTGAAGAAAAAATCGGCATGAACTTACTGAAAATTTTTATGCCTGAGGCTGGCGAAGAGTTTCCTTTGCCTCCTTTGAAAGTTGTATTGCTCTTGATTCACGGAGCATTACAAAAGTATGAGAATGGGTATTCTCTTGAGGATGTCTATGATCTATACGATGAATACGTGGACAACGGTGGAGACCAAACAACCTTCATGACAGAAGTTTTAATGCCACTCTTTGAAGTATCGGGTTTTACTCCACGAGGAAGCAAGGACAAGAAAGCTTCCAAGAAGAAAATGACAGTAGTCGAGTAATCTTAACGGTAACGCAGATTATTGAGAGGCTTTATCCTATGTTTTTGGACATCGGGGGTAAGCCTCTTGATTTTTGGGATTTGACGGTGCTTGAAATCAGGGAAATGATAGAAAGCTACAACCGCGTCAAAATCCAAGAGCGTAAAGAAAAGATTATTGACTCTTATAGACTTTCGCAGATGATATCCAACCACGTTTCTTTATTGTTATCCAAAGATGCCAAGGTCTTTGAGTTCTGGGAGTATGCGCCTGAGTTGTTTGTAGAAGAACAGCAAGCGGTAGAACAGGAACGACAGAGACAAGCGCTTTTGTTGCATAAGGAACGGATGCGTGATTTTGCAGAAAGACATAATCGAAAAAGGAAGGAGGAAGTGAATGGCAACTCTTGACGAATTGAAAGTCATGATTGACGCTGAGATAGCGCCTTTCAGGAAGAAGATGAAAGAAGTCGAGAATCAGGTCAAAGGAACATCTGACCAAGTGAAAAATGCCACTGCCAAAGTTCGTGAACAGTCGAACTCTATCGGTAGTGCGTTTGGCAAGTTGGCTAAGTTCGCTGGTTTTGCAATCCTTGGTAAGAAATTGCTTGATGTTGGGATGTATTCAACGCAGACAGCTCTTGAAGTAGCAGCGTCTATGAACCAAATCAAGCGACAGATGGGCGAGAGTTCGCAATCTTTCTTAAAATGGGTTAACGATAACGCCAACGCTATGAATATGGGTGTGGGTGAGGCGACCAACTACGGTGCAGTCTACTCAAACCTATTTTCTGGATTTATCAAAGACACCAATAAGCTAAGCGCCTATACTGCTAAGATGTTGCAGACATCGGCAGTTGTTGCTGAAGGTTCAGGGCGCACGATTACAGACGTTATGGAGCGTATTCGCTCAGGTTTGCTAGGGAACACCGAAGCAATTGAGGACCTAGGAATCAACGTTAATGTGGCTATGATTGAATCCACTGAAGCCTTTAAGAAGTTCGCAAACGGACAGAGCTGGCAACAGTTGGACTATCAAACCCAGCAACAAATCCGCCTAATGGCTATCCTGGAGCAGGCTACAGCTAAGTATGGAAATACCTTATCCAACTCAGTTAACGGTAGTATCAGCCTGTTTAAGTCGTTGATGAAAGATAGTGCATTGAATCTGGGTAATGCCATGTTACCGATTATCAATGCGATTATGCCTGTCTTGAACTCTTTTGCCATGGTTTTGAAGAACGTGACTGCTAAACTTGCGGAGTTTATCGCTTTGATGTTCAATAAAAAAGCTACAGTGAAAGATGGTGTTGGTGGTGCAGTTGGAGATATGGGTAACGCCATGAAAGACGCTGCAGGCGGAGCAGGAGACCTTGCTGACGCAGTAGACGACGCTGGAGATTCAGCAGGAGGACTTGCTGACAATCTTGGAGACTCTGCTAAAAACGCTAAGAAAGCCGCTAAAGAATTGCTAGGTCTTTTGGGATTTGATGAGATTAACATCTTGCAAAAACCAAAAGACGATGATGCAGGCGGTTCTGGAGGCGGTGGCGGAGGCAAAGGTGGTAAAGGAAAGGGAGGCGGTGGCGGACCTTTCAAAGACATCTTGCCAGAAGTCGAGTTGACCGACATGGACAACCAGTTTAAGAGCATTTTCGATGGTCTTGGAGATAAGTTGAAAGGGTTGTTTGACCTCTTTAAAAAAGGTTTTGATGCAGCATTTAGACCAGAAGGTTTAGAGCGTATTAAATCTGCTTTAGAACGAATCAAGAAAACTCTTGAAGAAATCGCTACTGATCCAAGGGTTGTAAATTCCTTTAACCGCATGACCGAAAAAATTGCTTATGCATTGGGTCAAGTTGCTGGTTCGTTAGCTACTATCGGAGTTGGTATCGGTGTATTCCTTACCGAAAGTATTGCAAACGGCCTTGAAAGGCAGAAAGAACGCATTATCAGGGCGCTAGTCGCTCTGTTTGATAATGTTGGTAATATTGCAGAGGCAGTAGGGAATATAGCTCAGGCTTTTTCTAGTGCTTTCTACGATGTCATTACTTCAACTGGTGCGGTTCGTATCGGTAGCGCTATTGTGTCAACTCTATTAAGCTTGACATCTACCATTGTTGAAATCGGTAGCAAATTAGCAGGAAGTCTGTTTAAAGGTTTTGAAAAAGTCGTTGTGACGAGCGCTCCTAAAATTTCATCAATGCTTCAAAGTCTTTTGGACATTGTAGCTCCGATTTTTGAAACTATCGAGAGTGTTGTTGATAAGTTCGGCGATGGATTGAGTAGTGTCTACGATGAACATGTAGCCCCTGCTATTGACTCTATTGCTAATGCTTTTAATGGACTAATTGACATTATTCAAATACTTTGGGAAGGAAGCTGGAAACCTTTTGCAGAGTTCTTGTCTAATACGTTCGGTATAAGTATTGAAACAGTTGCTGATTTACTAGGTGGTATCATACTAGAGTCATTGAAGTTACTAGCTGATACGATCAAGCTAGTAGCCGATGGTTTTACTGCTTTTTCAGATTGGTGTAAAGAGAATAAAGAAATTATCTCCACAATCGCTAATGTGATTGGTACGCTTGCAACCGTGTGGCAAGGAATTAAGTTCTTGTCCTGGGCTGAACAAGCTGGAGGACTTGCAGGAGCATTCGAATTATTAAGTGGCAAGGTTTCCTTTATTGTTAGCGGAATTAAAAATCTTGGACTAGCTTTAAAAGCTTTGACATTCGATAAATTGGTCAGCTTCGGAGAAACCATCTATTTAAATGCGTTGTATGCAAAAGACTTTGTGGTCAATTCAGGTAAATTGATTGTAGAGTTAGGAAAAACTGCTCTAGAACTTGGTAAATCAGCACTAGCTTGGGGTGTTCATGCAGCACAAATGGGACTTGCAGCAGCGGCAGAAATTGCTCAATCGGTTGCAGCAGGAGTTGCAGCAGCTGCAACGTGGGCACTCAATGGAGCCATTGCGGTATTGACCAGCCCGATTACCTTGGTTATTGCTGCTATTGCAGCCTTGATTGCTATCGGTGTTTTACTCTACCAAAACTGGGATACTGTTGTCGAGTTCGCTAAAACAGCATGGCAAGGACTATGTGATTTTATCAGTGGTATTTGTCAAGCGATTGGCGAATTTTTTAGCGGTCTATGGACGAAGCTACAAGAAATCTTTGAGCCAATAGGTCAATGGTTTGGCGAGAAGTTCCAGCAAGCATGGGACGCCATTGTGAACATCTTCTCTGGTATCGGAGAGTGGTTTTCTGGTGTATTCCAAGGTGCGTGGGACGCTATCGTTAATATCTTCACACCAATCGGCTCATGGTTCGGAGAACGTTGGGCAGATGTGACGAATGCGTTAGCTAATATCGGGGCATGGTTTACCGATATGTTCCAAAAAGCATGGACTGGTCTAACAAACATCTTTAGCAAACTAGGTTCATGGTTTGGCGAGAGATGGGCAGATGTGACTAATGCATTATCCAATGTTTCAAACTGGTTTGGTGAGATGTTCACTAATGCTTACAACGCAGTGAAAGATGCTTTTAGTTCTATCGGTGACTTCTTTAGTGGCGTTTGGGAAACTGTAAAAAGTATCTTCGTAAACGCTGGTCAGATGGTCGGTGAGGCAGTAGGTGGAGCGTTTAAGAGTGCTGTTAATGCGGTTCTTGGCACCATTGAGAATGTGGTTAATGGATTTATCGGCATGATTAATGGTGTTTTAGATGTTGTCAGAAACTTACCTGGTCTAGGATGGGTTGGTAGCGTAAGTACAGTTAGCCTCCCTCGTCTTGCCCGTGGTGGTATCGTTGATAGTCCAACTATTGCCATGATTGGTGAAGCAGGTAAAGAGGCGGTCGTACCACTTGAAAATACAGGCTTTATCCAAACACTTGGGCGAGTTGTCAGCAGTGCGGTAGTAAATGCCATGGCTGGTGTTGGTCCGCAAGGTGGATTTTCTGGCGATGGCGACATCGTTATCCAAATCGCAGGTCATGAGTTCGGACGGGTAGCAATCCAAGAAATCAACAAGGAACACGAACGAGCAGGTCAAACCTTGCTCAAGATTTAGGAGGTTAAATGGCACAATTGACAATCAATGGGGTGGCTGTGAAGCCTCCCAAATCTTTTCAAGTCGGTATTCAGGATATCGATGGAGAAACAGGGCGTAACGCCAATGGAGACATGGTGCGTGACCGTATCACGACTAAGCGCAAACTAGACTGTGAATGGGGCATGCTGACTCAGGAAGAAATGAGTCAGCTTTTAAATGCCGTGTCAGCAGTCTTTTTTGAGGTTTCATACCCTGACCCTGTTAAAGGTCAGACGACTGGGACTTTTTACGTCGGCGATAGAACGGCTCCAAGCTATACCTTTACTGAGAAGTTTAAACCTTGGTCTGGCGCTAAATTTAATCTGGTAGAGAGGTAAGAAAATGGACGCTTTAACTAGACGACAATTTGACAGAGCCATGCTTGCCAAGGAGAGGACGCTGGCTATTCGTGTTGGTGATTATGCTTCACGGGATATCAAAGAGGCTAGTTTTGAGTATGGTTACATCAAAGGCGATACATACAAGCCTGGTGGAACGTGTGCTGGTAGCGGTAAGATTACCTTTACTAGCATCATAACCACATTCAATAAGCTGGATATCCTACACCCTGAGATTGGTCTACTGGTTGGGGATGCCTATCAGTGGGTCAAGATGGGGGAATACTTCATTAACGATATCGAGATTGACCGAAACCGAAACACTACCACGCTGGAGCTCATGGACGGTATGTTTAAGCTCAATCGTGAGTATGTGACAGATTTGCATTTCCCAGCTGAAGTACGAGAGGTTATTCAGGAAATCTGCCTGAAAACAGGCATTGAGTTAGCGAATGACTATTTCGGAATCAGTGCTATGCGCTACCATGTCGAGCAAGTCCCTGAGGGCAAGAAACTTTCATTCAGGGATATGCTGAGTGCTATGACTCAGATGATTGGGATGTCTTGTTTCTTCAACCGAGAAGGCAAGATGGAAATCCGTGATTTAGCTGAGTCAAACATAACGATCAACGCTGACAGCTATTTTTTACATGGTTTAACCAAGAGTGAGATTGAGTATCAGATAGCTGGTATCACTTGTAAGACAGATAAGAAGTCTCTTACGGTCGGTATGAAGACAGGTCGGTCTTTGGAACTGGACAATGTCTTCATGACCCAGAGCGCTTTAAATGACCTGTACTACAAACTGAAAAACCTGACTTACTATCCTTACAATCTCAACTACCAAGGGCATCTACTGCTTGAGGTTGGGCAGTGGGTAACCATTCAGACCAATAAGAAAGAGACTTTTAAAGTTCCTGTGTTAAGTCAGAGCTTTACTTTTAAAGGTGGTCTGAGAGGTCGTATCAGTGCAGATAGTAAATCTGGAAACGATACTCAGTATTCTTACGAGGGGACGATTACCAAGCAGATTAAGCAACAAGATGGCATTGAAGCCAAAATCCAAGCGCAGATAGAAGCAGCAGACGCAGCCTTTGATGCTGAGTTCAAAAAGCATAAAAAAGAGATAGATGACGGTATCGAACTTGCCAAGGCCAAGGCTGAAGAAGTCAAGCAAGAACTGTCTGACACGATCAATCAGCGCTTCGACAGCTTTGACAATGGTCCATTGAAAGAAGCTAAGCGCAAGGCTGAAGAAGCATTGAAAAATGCTGGTGCAAGTAGTTCTCTTGCTCAGGAAGCCAAGCAGATTGGGATGGACTCAATTGCCAAACTTGAAGCATTCAAGTCACAGGCCACGAGCGCTCAGACGGCTCTGTCGGGTGACTTGGACGCTCTGAAACAGACTATCACGAACGATATTCGACCGAAGCAAGCACAGGCCGAAGCTGAGATTGCCAAGCAAGTTGAAGCACTTAACAAGACCAAGAATGAGTTGGCTGGTGTGAAGTCAGCGCAAGCGACGTATGAAGAGACTACGACTCGCAGACTGTCAGAACTGACCAACTTGGCTAATGGTAAGGCCAGCAAGTCAGAACTCACACAGACAGCCGAGGAGCTGGCTAGTAAGATAGCAAGTGTTAAAGTCGGTGGCAGGAACTATTATCGAGACTCTGAGAAGGTTCGAACAAGTACACGTTTCTTCCCATTCCCCCTACATTCATACCTTTCACAAGAAAATGTAGGTGAAACATGGACTTTATCGTTTGATTTAAAAATCAATGAAGGTGGTGAGATTCGTCCTCTACATTTTTATCATTATCAAAATAATCGCTTCGGTCTGAAAGCTAGTGCTGACATCACTCCAAGCAAGGAGTGGCAACGTTTCACGTTTATAGGTCCAGTTATCTTTCCAAATGATGATCCTCGTTATTCTAGGGGAGAGATGGCCTTGTATGACTACGGTGGAAATAATAACTATTCCGTTCGTAGGATTAAACTTGAAAAAGGCAATGTCGCGACAGACTGGAGTCCAGCTCTCGAAGATATAGAAGAACAGCTTTCAACAGTTGAATCCAACTTCAGACAGCGCGCTGACTCGCTAGATGCTAGTGTGAGAAGTCTGACTGAAGGTCTCAGAACCAAGGCGGATATCAGCGAACTCAACGTGACTGCTGAGAATATCAGGCAGTCTGTGAAGAGTCTTGAGACAGACACGCAGAACAAGCTGGATCAGAAATTGAGTCAGGCTGAATTTGAAGTTCGCGCTGGTTCTATCCGTCAGGAAATCCTGAACGCAACCAAGGACAAGGCAGATAAGACTTTGGTCACAGCTGAAGCTGGGAAAATCCGTACAGAATTATCAACTGTGCAAGAATACGTAAAAAATGATAGTCAGCGACAGGAAGCATTACAGAGCTATGCTCGTGAGGAAAGCGCAAAACAAGCGACGGCTGTACGTGAGCTAGTTGCGAAGGATTACGTAGTCAAAGAGACTTATCAGGAAACTGTAAGAGCTATTGAACACAAGTTCGAAGCTATCACGAACCCACAAAATGGCTCGATTGCCACTCAGATTGCTAACTACAAAACAGCAGTAGATGGCAGATTTGCAGATATCACTTCATTGATTGCTGGTAAGGCTAATCAGACGGACTTCCAGCGTGTGAAGGAAACTAGTCAGCTTTACGAGCGGATTTTGGGCAATACTGAAAATGGAATTGCGGACAAGGTTGCTCGTATGGCTATGACCAATCAGCTGTTCCAAGTTGAAGTTGGCAAGGCTTTTGCGGAACATCAGAATTTATTATTAAATTCAACACTTACTAAAGGATTTTTAGGAAATAATGGAATTATTAACGTAGCGAATGCTACACAAAAGGAGGTTACATCCGATTTCATTTCAGTGGATCCAAATGAAAAAATTATTTTCCAGCACTGGGTAACTCTTCCTGAGAATGGAATGGCTTGGAGCGCTTGGCAATTTTTCGATAAAAACAAAAATCCTATTGATAACCGTAAATTAGGCTTAAATGCTTATAAAACAACTGTAGGCAAACAACACAATATCAATCAAATCACTGTACCAGCGAATGCTTATTTTGTCAGATTCTCAGCTCGTATGTACGATGATGGTTTGATAAAAGTAGAACAGGGCTCAGCTCCATCTGATTACTCAGTAGCGCCAAATGATGCTCTTGAAGCTGTGAAAACCGTTCAAAAACAACTAGCTGGTTCGTGGGCGGTTCAGAACATCAACTCAGCTGGAGATATCATCTCTGGAATCAATCTAGGCGCTAATGGTCATAATCGATTTGATGGGAAACTAACTCACATCACTGGTGAAACTCTGATTGACAACGCAGTTATCAAGTCAGCTATGATTGACAAGCTGAAGACAGCCAATTTTGAATCTGGTTCGGTCACGACTAAGATATTAGACACTGAAGCGGTTACGGCTGAAAAAGTGAGATTTGACGATGCGTTTATTAGGAAAATGATTGCAAATGAAGCTTTTATTGAGCAACTAACTTCTAAACAGATTTTTGCGACAAAAGTCGAGTCGGTTGTTTCTAGTTCAACATTCCTGGAAGCCTATCAAGGCCGAATCGGTGGATTTACACTTGGTCAATTTGACCAGGGTGGCGGTCGCTGGATTTCTGGTGTCAATCAGTTTTCGGTTGGTATGGGTAATGGTGCCGGTTATGGAGTCCGGACAGCTTTCTGGGCGAACTGGGGAAATAATTGGAACTATGCCGGACCTAAAGCATGGAACGTCAATACCGATGGCAAAATGTACTGTAGGAATGAAGTCGGTTTTTATGATCAAGTGGATTTTTCGAATTCATCGAGAGCAAACTTCTATGGGAATACTACTTTTTCCCGTTCCCCTGTATTTTCAAATGGTATCGAACTTGGAGAGAAAGACGTCTTTGGTGATGGTTGGAATCCTAAAGGTGGAAGGAATACGGTTGTTTGGTGGAATCAGGTCGGTAGTGGTAGCGTGAAGTATTGGATGGACCAAAAATCAGACAGACGCTTAAAAGAGAACATCACAGATACAGCTGTGAAAGCCTTGAACAAAATCAACAGATTAAGAATGGTCGCGTTTGATTTCATCGAAAGTAAGAAACATGAGGAAATCGGTCTAATAGCTCAAGAGGTAGAAACCATCATTCCAAGAGTTGTCTCACGAGACCCTGAGAATCCAGATGGCTATCTGCATATAGACTATACCGCTTTAGTGCCTTACTTAATCAAGGCCATTCAAGAGTTAAATCAAAAAATAGAAAAATGGAGAAAACAATAGCATGAATAACAACATGGATGCAGTAGTAAATCAGTTAACACTTGATTCACTGACTAAAAAACTAGCAGTCAGTGAGCAAGAATCAGCTAAGAATGAGGCTCTTTATTTGTATGCAGCAAGTGAGCTACATACGATGAAAGAGGTCCTAGAATATGACCCAGCTCTAAAAGAGCTATTTGAAGAAACACAAGCTAAAATGAAAGGAACTAACTAATGAATTACGAAGTAGCAATTAAACCATATCTTAAAGGTACAGAAAATGTGACAGTTGTCGCAATTAAGATGGAAAACAACGGACGCTATAGCTATGAGCAATGCGAGTTGCCAGGCGACCATACGCAGGACAATGAAGCGACCTTGGTTCAAGCAGTGCTGGACCATATCCGCACTGAGCTTGACCCAACTAGCGCCATCGTGCAAGCGCAAGCTAAACTGCAAGAAGCTGAACAGAAGCTGGCTCAGACAGAAGCGAAACAGACGGCGACAGACCAAGCAGTTAAGCATAACCAAGCCGAAACAGACCGTTATGGAAAGATTATCCATGCGGTCGTTTTAAATGCTGTAGCAGGCAAGACAATCGCTTATGGAACTATCTACAAGGAATTGGTAGAGTTGATTCCATTGGCTGAGGTTGGGAAACGTTATTTGGCACATGACTTGATTACCATTGAAGACCCAGCGCACGTTGAGGTAGATGGAGAAGGTAAGCGTATCTTAGTTCAATTGAATAAGGAATTTACTTACAATGGCGAACCAGTCAGCGACTTTGCCCGAAATGGTCGTCTTGAAATGGGCGGAACAGGCGCAGCATGGAAGTACGAACCTAAAGAACAAAATGAGCCTACGAATGTTGCACCAACAGCTGCAGTTTCTACGACGGCTACCGTGACTCCAACAGTAACGGAACCTTCTGCTACAACAGTTGCATCTAACTAATAATGGAGGTGCCTATGGACGTCTTACAACACGTTGAGCATTTCTTCATGAATGTTTTACCAGTTGCAACGCCAATCGTCGTGGCTTGGCTGGGCTATAAAATGCCGAAGAAATCAAAGGAACTAACAGACCAAATCATTTCTGAATTGGATGATGTTAAAGGGAAAATCAAAGATGTCCAAGAAACTGCATGCGACAGCAACACTAAAATTGATGAAGTACAAGCCAAGCTAAAACTGCACGACGAAGCGCACCTTGTGACCATGAGAATGCGCCTTGATCGTGATATTCGCAGGGCTATTCGTCGTGGTTTTACTACCAAAGACGA